AAAAAGGTGGCAACATCCAAGGGACCAAAGCCCGGAGCAGGCAAAGGTAAATCAAGAGGTGGAGGAATCGCTAAACGAGGCACCAATTTTACCGGAGTATTCTAATGATAACTAAAGGTATTGCTAGACTTCTTGAGGGGATGGCGAAAGCTAAAGGAGCAACCAAAAAAGGGCAAGAAGCATTAAGTCCGGCGACGCAACTCAGAAATGCACAGAGTGCCAAGCTCTTTGCCCAAATGAGTAAAAAGAACTCCTCGGATGCTTTTAACAAAGCGAGAACAAGAATTAATGATATGAATATGCCTGCCGCTGATAAAGATGCAGCAGTAGACAGACTTAGAACGTTTTATCGGAACCAACATTCTAAAGAAATGATGAGAACAGCGAATTTAGGAGATTTTACTAGACAAGCCCCTGTAACACCAGTTCCAGAGCTAGTAAAACAAGGGCTTGCATTTGCTCTTGGTGGTGGCGCAGGCTATGCAGTAGGCAAAAACAAAGAAGCCATTACAGACATGCTGAAAGCAACAAAACTTCCTACAAAAATTGACGTTGATTTTGGAATGACTCCAGCGGAAGAAATTTTTGGAGGTGTTGAAGGATCTACTATAAACAGAGAGGACTATATACTTCCTTATGAAGGTTTATTCCCAGAGGAGGAAGAGCCAAGCCTTGGAACAAAAACAGGTAACTTACTAATAGATATTTTATCCCCTATACCTAGATCTTGGGGCGAGTAAATAATACCGAGGTATAAATAATGCCTAATCCAGTTAAAATAGCCAAAGGGATTGAGTCTTTGTTGAAAAAGAAACCATGGCGGAAGCACTTGAGAGATAAAAGAAAGCCTATGGGGGAGAGTTTAGCAGAACCACAAGTCCATCTAGGGTGGCTGGCTACTATGACTCCAGCAAGGATGAAAATATCAGATGAAGCTATTCAGGCGCTACAAAAGCTTGACCATCTTCCAAAGAATCACCCTAAAAGACTGAAGGTTCTTAATGATACTATCGCTAAACTAGAGGAATTGAAAAAACTGCCGGGAGAGAATTTTTCAGTATTAGCAGCTCCAGCACTTGAAGAAGCACTTGCAAAAATGGCGGAAACAACCATGATGCCAGAACCAAGTTTTGGAACAAAAGCAGGCAATTTACTAATAGATGTTTTATCACCAGTACCGAGGTATAAATAATGGCAATGATTGGTGGAAATAAGCCGACGAATATTGATCGGATAGCCGATCTAATAGATTTAGATGTCGAAGCTGGGCAAACGGTTGAAATCGAACAACCAATGCCAACGGACAGTGATGTTACAGTTGAATTTGGTGACAACGGTGAAGCACAAGTTGATTTTTTCCCTGATGAAGTGGGAATGCAGCCAAATGCAAATGTCCCTTTTGATGCAAATTTAGCAGAATATCTGTCTGATCAAGACCTTGGTCGGTTGGCCAATGACCTTGTAGGAGAGTTCGAGGACGATCATGGTAGTCGTCTCGAATGGGAAGAAACCTATGTCAAGGGATTAAATCTCCTCGGTTTCAAATATGAAGAACGTGAACGACCTTTTCCCGGAGCATCAGGTGTAACCCACCCCCTTTTGGCAGAATCAGTTACCCAATTTCAAGCCCAAGCTTTCAAAGAGCTTCTTCCTTCCAAAGGACCTGTTAAAACACGGGTTATGGGCACTGAAACCCCGGAAATCGAGCAACAGGCACAACGAGTGGAAAATTTCATGAACTACCAGATCACCACTGTAATGAAGGAATACACGCCAGAAATGGACCAATTGCTGTTTTATTTGCCTTTAGCGGGCACTGCTTTCAAAAAAGTCTATTTTGATGCCAGTAAACAGCGGGCAGTAAGCACTTTTGTCCCTGTTGAGGATCTCGTAGTGCCGTATACGGCCAGTGATCTTGAAACATGCGAAAGAGTAACCCACATAGTAAAAATGACCTATAACGAGGTGCGCGCACAGCAAGTGGCTGGTTTTTACCGTGATATTCCGTTGCAGCCCAGTGAAACAGGCATAATAAACGATCCGAAAAGTAAAACCGACGAGCTGGAAGGCATTCGTCCGGGGGCAGCAGAAATGACTTATGAGCTCTTGGAGTTTCATGTTTCCATAGATGTTCCCGGATTTGAGGATCCAGAAGGTTTTCACCTACCTTTTGTAATTACGGTAGACAGAACCTCCAATCAGGTGCTGGCTATTCGCAGAAACTACAATCCAAACGATCCGCTTAAAACCAAGATCCAATATTTTGTCCATTACAAATTCCTCCCGGGTCTGGGTTTTTACGGATTTGGCTTAATTCACATGATTGGAGGACTTTCCAGAACAGCTACCGGAGCACTGCGACAGCTCATAGATGCTGGAACCCTAGCAAACCTCCCAGCTGGATTCAAAGCTCGTGGTCTACGGATCAAGGACGACGAAACTCCGATAGAGCCCGGTGAATTCCGAGACGTAGATGCTCCCGGTGGAGCACTTAAAGATTCACTAATACCGCTTCCTTATAAAGAACCTTCTGCGACCTTAATGCAGCTACTCGGTTTTTGTGTAGAAGCTGGACAACGCTTTGCTTCTATAACCAATTTACAAATAGGCGAAGGCAATCAGGAAATGCCCGTAGGAACGACCATGGCGCTTTTGGAACAAGGCACACGGGTAATGTCAGCTGTGCACAAAAGATTGCACTATGCCCAAAAAATAGAATTCCAGATTCTAGCAAGAATTTTTGCTGAATCTTTGCCACCACAATATCCTTATCAGATTGTCGGTGGCGACCAAATGATCAAACAGTCTGACTTTGATGATCGCATTGATGTAGTTCCTGTTTCCGATCCAAACTTTTTCTCCATGAGCCAACGTATAACATTGGCTCAACAAGAACTTCAACTGGTACAAGCTGCACCTGAATTGCATAATATGAAAGAAGCCTATCGCCGGATGTATCAAGCGTTAGGTTCTGAAAACATAGAAGCTTTGTTGTTACCAGATCCCCCACCCCCCGCTCCTATGGACCCCTCTCAAGAAAATGGAGCGGCATTGATGGGTGCACCTCCGACGGCTTTTCCAGAGCAAGAACATATGGTTCATATAGAGGTGCACCTGTCTCTTTTAGAAAGTCCTGTGGCCATGATGAATCCAGCAACAGTGCCTTCTTTGGTGTCACATATTTTTCAACATGTTACATTGGAAGCACAAAGTATGGCGGATCAACAGATGCCAGAACAACAAATGCCACAAGGAGGAGGCGGCATGATGCCTCCGGGCGGACCTCCGGGAATGCCTCCGGGCGGACCTCCGGGAATGCCTCCGGGCGGACCCCCTCCACCAAATCCACAGAAAGAAGGGCTAAAGGCACAAATAGAACTACAGCTCCTAGAGCAAATTATGCCTAGACTGGAAGAAATATTATCGCCGCCAGATGATGGAGTGGTACAATTGAAACAACAAGAGTTGGTGATTCGTGAGCAAGAAAACGAAGACGATAAACAAATTGCTGAACAAAAGCTTAAACTGGATGCGGCAAAATTGGCGCAAAAAGACAAAACGGATACCAAGAAAATAAAATCTCAGAAAGACATTGCCAAGATGAAAGTGGCAGTTGATGAGGAAAAAATAAAATCTCAGGAAGATATTGCGGTTTTAAAATCTAGGGCGGAAGAAGAGAAAACCAAATCTCAGGAAGATATTGCAGCTTTGAAAGCAATTACGGACAGAGAGAAAAACAGAGGTAAATAATGGCTAGAGGACGAGGCGGAAGAAGGGGACCAATGGTTTCTCCTATGATGGAGCCACCTATGCCAGCCGTTCCTCCTATGATGCCACCAGCAATAGGTCCAGTACAAGAGGCAGTACAGCAAATGCCGTATTCTTATAAAGGTGTTACCGCTGATGATATTATTAAATATCTAGGCGAAGTAAGTCAGCTTACTCCAGAACAAATGGCCGTTGCTGATGTGAACCAAGATGGCCAGATTACAGTAGGAGATGCTTCGTGGATTTTACAAATGGCAGAAGGGCTTAGAGACCCTAATACTTTAGAAGGTATTACTCAGCCAGCACCACCGGGACCACCTCCAATGATGCCACCGGGACCACCTCCAATGATGCAACCTCCAATGATGCCACCCGGAGAACCAATGATGCCACCGGGACCACCTCCAATGATGCCCGACCCAGTACAAGCTGCTGTAAATACTATGCCACCGGGAGTCGGAGGACCAATGTTTCCCGGACGAGAACCAAAATTTCCCGGAGTACCTCCTATTCAAATTCCAGAACCTGTAGGTCCAATAGCAATGCCTCCAGCACCACCAACGGTGCTACCACCTCCAGTAGGAGGAGGCGGAAGAGGCGGAAGAGGCGGTGGACCAAGGATTCCTCCCGGCGGAGGACCCACTCCAGAACAGCAAGCACAACTGCAAATAGACCAAGAGGAATGGAGTACAAACCCAAGGCGCTTTATAGCGGAACCATATTGGTTGGCTCCGAATTGGTGGGAAAATAGGCCAGCACCGACTATTGATCCAGAGTCCGGCGGAGGAAGAGGCGGAGGAAGAAACGGCGCAGGAGGAAGACCACCTATGCCACCAGCACCACCTGTTGTATCGGATCCGCCTTGGCAGCCTCCTATTTTAGATGAAGATTGGGGTGTTAACCCACCACCAGACCCAACAGGGCCACCACCTCCCGGTTGGCCAGCAGAGATACCATGGCCACCACCAACAGGACCATCAGTACCACCAGTAGGAAACGGAGACGTAGTAATGCCACCAGCACCACCAACGGTGCCACCTCCACCAGTAGGAACGGATCCATTTGTGCCACCAGTTACCATTGATGATCCTTGGGAACCAGAAGAACCGGGAACCAGAGTTGACCCTGCATCATGGACTCCAGAAAAAATAGCCGAATGGGAGCAAAACCCACCACAAATGGGAGACCCTGATTTTCAGTCCTATTCGATGTGGAAGTTTGAACGAGAATGGCAAATGTGTCCGAGTCCGAAAGAACATATCCAATTGGCAAACAATGACTGGATATTAGCTGGAGACCTTAAAGTAGGCGACGAAGTCATCACTTCAGAAGACCCTCAGAAAGTAACCAGAGTACAAAGAGTTGAAGGCGCTCCAAGATGTGAAGTCTTGTTTGAAGAAGGGGACAGCATTGTTTCCTCCTACAGCCACCCTTACTTTGTCAATAGCAAAGGCTTTGTGGAAGTGGGCAATTTGGAAAAGGGAGATATAATCGGCGACTTGGTTGTTAAAGGCAAGAAGCCTTTTGCTACAGGTCCAGTCATCAGTCTTTCCGTGGACAAGGCAGAAACCTATATGCTACGAGGCGGCACTGAAGAAAATCCAGTACCTGCGTTGTCGCATAATAAATCTCTTGTGCCACAAACACCGCCAATGCCGGGAACTCCAGAATGGTATGAAAATGAAGAAAAAAGGAAGGCAGCATTGGAACTTAAATACTCAGGATGGAGGGAAAACCCACCGCAAATGGGAGATCGTGATTTTATGCAGTATCAAAGATGGCTAGCAGAAAATTCTCCCCAAACTAGCTGTCCCAGTCCAAAAGAACGCATACAGTTATCAAATAACGACTGGATATTAGCGGGAGAAATTAAAGTAGGAGATGAAGTTGTAACTTCAGAAGAACCACAAAAAGTAACTTGGGTACAAACAATTGAAAACAGTCCGAGACGAGAGGTTTTATTTGAAGAAGGAAACAGCATTGTAACTTCACCTAGCCACCCTTACTTTGTTAACAGCAAGGGTTTCGTGGAAGTGGGCAATTTGGAAAAAGGTGATGCAATTGGTGATTTGATTGTTAAAGAGGTACAGCCTTTCTCTGAGGGTCCTGTAATCCATATTTCGGTGGACAAGGCACAGACTTATATGTTGCAAGGTGGCACTGAAGAAAATCCAATACCTGCGTTGTCGCACAATAAAACATACCGCATACCTGACCCTCCACAACCACCTATGCCACCAACTCCTGTTACTCCTACTACACCGACTACTCCTACTACACCGACAACTCCTACTGGAACGGGCAACCAATATGGCTTTACTCCCGGAGATCCAAGTATGATGTATTCACAAGTAATAGTGCCTTGGTACAATCCAGAAACTGGAGAAACTTACATGGCTCCAAATCCCGGGTATCAACCACCACCGGGAAGTCCTTGGGTATCGAAAGGGTTTGATGAACCTTTTCCACCTGAGCCACCAGTAACAACACCAACTCCGGAAACAACACCAACTCCGGAAACAACACCAACTCCGGAAACAACACCTGTGCAAGGCATGACCATGGAAGAAATGCAGAAAATGATTGCTGATATGCAAGCAAAAGAAGCAGAAAGGTTGGCAAGAGAAGCAGAAATGTCGAAAAACTACATGATTTCTGATGAAAGGATAGGCTATAATCCCTATTTAAGTGGTCAATATCAAGCAGATCCATATGGTCCCGGAGGGGTTCCAGATATGGGCGGGATAACGACCATACCCGTACCGCAGTCTTTGACAGGAATTGGGTACGCAAACTATAATCCGAGGAGGATGATATAGATATTTTAGAATTCGCGACAGCTGTAACGCGCGCAATAGGTAAAAAAGAACAGCAGATCCAAGAGATGATGACCAATAGTGAAGTAAGAGATTGGGAGCATTATCGCAATCTTGTTGGTCATATCGAAGCGCTCAACTTCATTCGCGAAGAAATTAGAACACTTTTAAAAAACCAAGACATAGACTATGGTTAATACTGAGCTACAGAAAAAATGGCAAGACGAAGAAGACAATAAGTCTGCTTTGGAAAAAGCCCATGATGAAGGAACTGGTTTAACGCACAAGAAACTAGACAATGCATTATTGGAGCAACTTCCAGAACCCACAGGTTGGCGGATTATGGTTCTTCCTTATAGAGGAAGAAAAAGAACTGATGGAGGAATTGAACTAACAGAGGAAACACTTGATAGACAACGATTAGGAACCGTTTTAGGATATGTCTTAAAAGTTGGAAAACTAGCCTATAGAGGAGACAGATTTTTTACTGGACCTTGGTGTGAAGTAGGAGACTGGGTATTGTTTGGACGATATGCAGGCTCTCGTTTTCAAATTGAGGGCGGTGAAATAAAAATACTCAACGATGATGAAATTATCGCTAGAGTACCAGACCCAGAAGCAATTCTGCATAAATTTTAACCATGGAGAAGGACCATGCCAAAGCATAAACTAAACTTAAACCCTGCCGAAGAACTTGTACCTATTGATGATTCAGGTCCTGAAGTAGATGTCGAAATAGAAGAAGATTCAGCTCTTCCTATAGATCCAATGCAGCCTACAAAGCCAGTATTGGGAAAAGCTGTGCCAGAAGAAGAAGAAAAGGACGAACACGAAGAATATAGTAAAAGTGTAAAAAAACGGATTAACAAACTAACAGGAAAATTACGAGAAGCAGAGCGTCGTGAACAAACAGCAACTGTATATGCTAAGAATGTTTATGAAGAAAATAAACGCCTTAGTCAGCAAAAACAAAACATAGATGGAAATTACATAATTGCGGAAGCAAACAGAATTACAGCCGAAACAGAATCAACAAAGAACTTATTAAAAAAAGCAAATGAAGAATCAAACGTAGACAAGCAAGCAGATGCACAGCAAAAACTAGCTTCTCTTGCTGTAGAGGCTCAACGTGTACAGGCCTTGAATCAAGCACGAAATGCTCAAAGTGGGCAAACACCTCAACAATATACAGAAGCAACTCAACCTCAACCTCAGTATCCAGATCCAGATCCCAAAGCCGAATCATGGGCAGAAGACAATCCTTGGTTCGGAAATGACCGAGCCATGACTATGACTTCTTTTGTAATTCATCAAGATTTACTTAACGAAGGGTTTGACGCAACGAGTAATGAGTATTATGATGAGGTTAATAAAAGAATTCGTGATGAGTTTCCTCATAAATTTGATGGAATGACCACACGAACAAATAGACCCGTTCAGGCAGTGGCCTCTGCGAAACGCAGCGCCAAAACTGGACGCAAAACTGTGAGACTCACACCTTCACAGGTTGCAATAGCAAATAAATTGGGTGTGCCTTTAGAAGAGTACGCGAAATATGTTGAATAACGTGGAGTAAACAACATGGTTGAAAAAAATGAAAAAGTAGACGCAAGTCGAGAACCACGCGAAGCCCAAACTCGTGAGAAAAAAGCAACGAGAAAACCTTGGGCTCCTCCGTCCGCATTGGACGCACCAGATCCTCCCGAAGGATATATTCACCGTTGGGTTAGAATGGAAGCTAGAGGCTTTGACGATCGTAAGAACGTTATGGCCAAGCTTCGTGAAGGATGGGAGCCTGTTCGCGCAGACGAATATCCTGATTTTGATACTCCAATAGTGGAGGAAGGAAAATTCGAGGGAGTAATTGGAGTAGGAGGATTGATTTTATGTCGACTTCCAGTTGAAACTTTACAGGAGAGAACAGAGTATTTTGCCGCTAAGACAAGAACTCAGATGGATGCTGTAGATAACGACTTGTTGAAAGACGGAAGTCATCCTAGTATGTCAATTAGTAGACCTGAAAGACAATCTCGCGTAACAATTGGTGGAACTCGCAGTTCGTAGAACTGAGGGTTTTGAATATTAATTCTTGGAACAGAGGAAAGTTTAAATGGCAAATGTAGATAAAGCCTTTGGGCTTAGACCCTACAAGGGCGCCGGATGGCCTGTTCAGCAAGCAAATAAATACAATATTAATCCCTCGGGATATGGCACAAGCATCTATCAAGGCGATATTGTTATATTTAGTGGTGGTTATATCAACACGGCGGCAGTTAGTTCTGCCAATATTGTTGGTGTATTTTCACATACTTACTATGTTGCTTCTGACGGCACTCCTACCTTTAAGAATTACTATCCTGCCAGCACAACGGCACTTGGAAGTGGAGCAATAGAAGTATATATCTATGACGATCCTAACCAATTGTTTGTTGTTCAGGCGGATGGTGCTTCAGCCGTGACATGTATAGGCAGAAATGCTGATACTGAAGGCATAGGTGGTAGTACAACAACTGGTGTTGCGACACGGGAACTGGACTCTAGTACTATAGACACAACGTTAGCACTTCAGCTAAAAATCGTTGGTGTTGTCCAAGATGATGTTAACGGAGACCTCACAGCAGATAATGCAAATTTAGTCGTTCTGATTAATGAGCATTACATGCGTGGTGGAGTCGCGGGTACATAAGGAGTAATTAAATGGCAATTAGTAGAGCACAATTAGTCAAAGAATTGCTTCCGGGCTTGAATGCATTATTCGGACTTGAGTACGATAGATACGATAGAGAACATGAAGAAATTTTCGAAATCGAATCTAGCGATCGTGCTTTTGAGGAAGAAGTAATGCTTACAGGCTTTGATACCGCACCTGTTAAGTCAGAAGGGGCAGGAGTTGCCTTTGATCAAGCGCAAGAAGCGTTTACATCAAGGTACACTCACGAAACGATTGCATTGGCGTTCAGTATTACTGAGGAAGCCGTAGAAGATAACTTGTATGACAGATTGTCTGCAAGATATACTCGCGCGCTGGCTCGTAGTATGGCAAATACCAAGCAAGTTAAGGGAGCTTCTGTGTTAAATCGTGCTTTCAATACAAGTTATCTCGGCGGAGACGCGAAAGCGCTTTGCGTATCAGACCATCCAACTGTGGGTGGAGCTGATTTACGTAATGTGCTTTCAACAGCAGCCGATTTGAATGAAACTTCATTGGAACAAGCACTGATTGACATAGCAGCTTTTACTGACGAGCGTGGTTTGAAAGTAGCTCTTCAAGGAATGAAACTTATTATTCCTAAAGAGTTACAGTTCACAGCCGACAGGCTGACTGAAACGCCCGGTAGAGTTGGTACAGCTGATAATGATATTAACGCAGTTAGAAACATGGGAATGATTCCAGAAGGCTATACTGTTAATCATTATCTTACCGACACTGATGCATGGTTCATCAAGACTGATTGTCCGAATGGTTTTAAAATGTTTAACCGTTCACCAATCAGAACCTCGATGGAAGCTGATTTTGACACTGGCAACGTGCGCTATAAGGCTAGAGAAAGATACTCGTTTGGGTGGTCTGACCCCCGAACAGTATTCGGTACTCCCGGAGCATAAGCTAAATGGAACCTGTGATGGGGGGGTTTCTCACTCAACCCCCATCAACCTTAAGTTTTTCTTTA